CCTGGTCAATATCATAAGGGCAACATTTGATTGTTATTTCTTTATATTGTTGGTCATCATATAATTCATTGTTAGGTTTTCTATTAAATTGTCTTAATTTGGCTTTCATACCATTTACTAAAAACATAATAGTACCTCCTAACTTCCAAATGGAATGTCTAATCCCATATTGTGTTGAATTGGATTACCTCTATATAAATAATTATGATTTGCTAATATTCTCAATGCTAATGTAGAATAATCACTTTTAAGGTCAGCTTCCATTTTACCTGCTTTAATATTTCTATTAATATCAATAAATGGAATATCGTGTTCCAACATAAAACGTAATTGTTCCATAGAAGCGTCTTTTATAGGCTTAGGAACGTTAGTATAATCCCAACTATCGTTCCTACGTCTTAAGCCTATTTGTGAGAATATCATCTCACTTGCTTCTTCTACCTTATAACCTGGTATTTCAATTTGAGCATATTCATTATATTTTTGCTGAAATTCAGCAAGTGTAAAAAACTTCATATTCTCACCTCTTATATTTATTTATTTATTAGTTACTTGATGGACTTATTACAATTGTTCCTTTTTGAGCATTTGAATAGTTACCATTACTATCTAATCCATAAATATTTACTGGATAACTTCCAGCAGTTGTTGGTGTACCTGTAACAGCACCAGTAGTTTCATTAATAACAAGTCCTGCTGGTAATCCAACAGCAACAAATGAACTAATTCCACTACCATTAAATGCAGTAGTTTGGCTATATGCGTCACCTACTTCACCAGCGTCAAAAGTACCTGCACCTGTTGAAGTGTTCATTGCTGGTACTGAAGAAACTAATTTAATTACTGCTTCAGGTCTAACAACGTCAGCTCCAAAAAGAATTACGCCCTCAACGACATAATAACCAGGAAAACCAGGGTAACTTCCATTAAATTCATTAAATTGACTAAAGAAAGCGTCACCTACAACACCTACTTCATTAGCGAAGTAACCTTTAGTATTACTTGAATCTAATACGTCACTATTAATAGGGAATATTGAGATTCCATAAGCTCTAGCTATATCACCTCTATCTACACCCTCAACACCTGCCATAGTTTCAAATTTTAGTATTGAAGTTAAGGCACTTACGAAATTACCATATTCAACTGCTTCAAGTCCTAATAGATAATTTTCATAAATTTTTCTATTAAATAATTTTGCTTTAAGATTATTTAATAAAGTAATATATGCGTCTTGAGTTGCAGGATTCCAAACGATTACTTGACCTAAAGTATAAGCAAGACTACCATCAGCACTTCCTACGATAGAAGTAGCCAATTTGTCATAACCATACTCATCAATCATTGTAGCGTTAGTTGAATCTTGTAATTCAATTTGACCATCTACTGCTTTCTTCATTCCACTTTCAGTCATCATATAAGAAACTCTAAATGAATAATCTAATCTTAACTCAGTTAAGTCAATTATTTTAGAGCCATAAGTAGCTAATACTGGACTTAATGCTTGAGTTAAATCAGGACTATTTAAAGTCTTATTTGTTGCTGTAGCGTTTTGTTTTGCTATTTCAATTGTTGGTGTTCCAGTTTGTCTAACTTCACCTATATAGGCACTATTTAAGAAGTTCATAAAACTTGAACGATATAGTAAATTGTCATAGCAACGTTTTACAACACTTTGTAAATCAAGATTTAATGTACTATAATTCATAATTAATTCCTCCCTTATTTGAATTATTTCTTACTAATGAACAAATCACTTACTTTAGTCTTTCTATTTACGTCAGGCTTAGTAATTGGTGTTTGTTCTTTACTTCCACCTTTTAATCCTGCTTCGTTAGGTACAGGTGGAACTACAGGTTTGCTTTCAGGAAAATAAGTATCTTTGAATCTTTCAGCAATTTTTTGAATAGCCACTTTATCGTCTTTTTCATCAGCATAAAGTGATTGTCTTAATTTGCTAACTTCATCAAAACTTTCTTCCTTAAAGCCTTGACCTATCATTGTTCTTTCTAAAGATAAAGTTTGATTTTTTGAAGTTAAATCAGTATTTCTCTTTTCTAAGTCATTGTACTTATTTTCTAAATCAACATATTTTTGAGTTGATTCTTTCAATTGAGTATCAACTGCTGACTTGATTCGAGAATCTACTTCTTTTTCATCAACATAACCTTTTCTTATATCTTTAGTTAAACTATCGAAGTCGATATTATCGTTAGTAATACCATCTTCTTTGTTTTTTAAATATTTTTCAATATTCATAATTTCCTCCATTTTCTTTTTAATAAAAGATATGAAGTGCTGATAATTTGTTGCAACATTATCTTTGATTAATCCCCTTTTAAATGGTGTAGTATAATCATAAACCATTGAAGCCTATTTTAATTCTTTTATTTTAGAGTTTAAGGCTCTTATTTTGGCTTGAACTTTATCAGCCTCACCATAATTGCCTATTGACTCTAAAATTCGTTTATCAACCTTTAAATTAGTTCTTTCTAATTGTAATGATTGAATTTTTTGTTTGCGTTCATAATAATCTTCCCACGCAATATCGTTAAATTTATCTTCTTGAATTTGACTTGAATCCCAATATAATACCCATTCGTGTTTACAATTAGGGTGTCCTACACCTCCCTCAATTGCTATTGATTGCTTAGGGTATTTAGGATTTTTACCACTTATACTATATACTTTACCCTGGAATTGCATACATAAAGGACACGCTCCAGGGTGAGCTGGTAAATATACCAAATCATTTTCAAGTAATTTTGAATCATATAATGTACGATTCCAACCTGCTTTTATTAAGTTAGTGTTATATACCATTGAATTATATGAAGCAATGTTATGATAACTTCTAATAGTTCCATTTTTATTATAATAAGGAATTATTGATTGCATTTTATCATATTTTTCAATTAAATTAGTTAGATAGGTTTCTTTATCTACAAATCCATTGTTAATAGTTTTTAATCTATCTTTATAGTATTTATTAACAACTTTTTCGTATTTTCTTTCAATATCAATATATTTACTTTCACTATCTAATGGAAATATTTGTTCAAATTTAGCGTTAGGATTTAATATTTTTCTTCCCTCTAAATTCTTAGCACTAATCATTTCCTCTAATTCCTGGATTCGTTGTTCCATATAACTATGGTCTATATTACCCCATATCTTATTTGCTTCTTTTTTGAAATAAGAGGCAGGTTTTTGTTCCTGTAAGGAATAAAAGAACAATTCTTTAGTTTTATTAATTAATTTATAATACTCAGTTTGAGTATAATAAACTGAATCATTAATAAATATACTAAATTCGTCTTTCATTATACCTCACCAAATTTGACTTCTATGTCTTTGTTTTCATCAGTCCATTCCTTAACTATTTCATCAATTCCCTTTTGATTACTTTTAACATAATCTTTGTCTATTAATTTTTCAATAATAGGCATAATTATTTTCATTTTAGTTTTAACAGGAACAGCAGTAACGCCCTGAATTGACCTTAGGACTTGAATCTTTTTCATATCATCAAATTTTTCATTTGCTCCATAATCCCATACAAGAGAATCAGGAAGTAAATTTTCAGTCATTAGTTGAGATTGTTGTAATTTAATAATATTGCTAAATAAATTATTCAATTGAGGCTCTATTTGAGTCTTAATTGCTTCTATTGTCATATCACTTGCATTTTTAGATAAATCTATATTTGCAACATTTTGATATGCGTCTTTTTCATACCCAAATGACGCAGGACTTAATCCAGCATTTTGAATACATTGATAATCATAAAACTTGAATGTGCTGACATACTGCTCAATTCTAACGTCACCCTGTAAGAATTGGAACATTTGGTGTTCCTTATCACCTGGCAATAATGTGAAATAATCAGCTATGTTATTAACACTTATTGTTTGAATATCATAAAATGAATTCCCAGGTTTCCACGAAGTAACAATATCACTTGACTGATAATGTTGAGTAGTAACAATTCTTGTTTTTGTTTTTTCTATTTCTTCAGCAATAGTATTCAATATCTTCATTTCTTCATTTAATAGTTTTTCACTATCTTTGAAGAAATTTTGACCTAAATCAATATTTATAAGAACTTCATAAGGCAATACATATTTGTCTAAGAAGTCATTATCAGTTTTTTGATTGAACTTTTGGATTGATATTTGAACATATTCAGTTCCTTTTTTTGATTTTTCAAATGCTTCAAATCTTAATACACTAATTCCATTTTCAATAGTTATATGACGTTTTAACATATAATCATAATCTTTACTAACTTCATTAAAATCTTGTATAAGAGTTGCTGAATACAATTTATCAAATTTTTGAACTAAATCGTGTATATCACTCTTTTTAATACATTCAAGATAAACTTTATTATCAAATTTATGTAGATAAATAAATGATTCTTCTTGATATATTGCAGTTTCTAACGCCTCTTTTAATACAGGCATTAACCAATTAATATTCAATCCCTCAGTTTGAGTTACCAACTCACTACCAAATATTTGATTAACAATATACGTACTAATCTTTTTTGCACTTGGACTAACTATGTAACGTGGCTCAAATTTAATATTAGGTTTCCCATTAGTTTGACCAGGCATTATTACTTCACTCATTACTCTTATATAAGGAGCTTGTAAAACATTAAAAGGTCTTAATTTTCCATTCATTCAATATCAACTCCCTCATATAATTTTGTTTCTACGTGAATTTTCTTATGTTTGTTATCAGTATATTTTAATTTTACTGGCTTTACGATAACTTTTCCAAAATTAGTTCCTATAATATGTTTTTTAAATAGGATTCTTATTATATAGACGTTTTCAAATGGTGATTCTTCATCATCAATTTTAATACATTTAACGCATTGATTACTTGCATATAAGTACATTTTCCATTTTTTACGTCTAAATAAATCTTTTAATTTTTTCATAGTTACCTCACTTTCAAAAAAAATAAGCATATAATCCACCTGGAAAATATGCTTATTGAGTTGCAACACTCTTAATTTGCACTTATATACACTATTATATTACCATATCTTTTATATTTTTTCAATATATTTTATTCTTTCTTGTAACTGCCAATAAATCGATAATGATTTTCATATATCTCATATTTTTCAATTACTCTACAAGTTCGACAGGGTATTTCAATTTTTAAAGGCAATTCTAAAGATATACCTAATTTGCGTATTGCTTCAAGATACGCCTCAATTTCAATTTTCATTAAAAATCTTTTAGAACTTTTACACCTTATTTCCATTTATTTCACTCTTTCTATACTACAGGACAACGCCCTGTGTCTTTCCATTCAGCTAACAAATATCTTGTTGCGTCTATTGAATGGTCGTCCTCTTTTTTATAACAATTTGCCCCCTCACGAATAGACCTTATCGTGTCATATTGATACGATTCAAATTCTAATAATGAATCGTCTTTTCCTGATAGTTCATAACTTCCATCTTTATAAAATATTTTTATGCTTGGCTTTTCCAAAATATAAAAATAATCTTTATAAATTAATGATTGTAAATGTTGAACACCCTCATCAACACTTCCAGCACCTTTAGGAGCTTTTTTATATGGAATATTATCAGCGTCCAATCTATTACAATAATGCGTTGCCTCACTATCTACAACGTTAGTAGTTATAGGAATTAGTGGGTATTTTTCCTTTAGATAGATTAAAAAGAATCTTAATTGCAATGAATAGAACTCAGTTGTAGGTGTATCACCCATAACCTTAGGATTATGAAAATAACATTCTAATCTTACTAAAATCCATTTCTTTTTAGCCTTATCGTAACATAATGCTATTGGAACGAACGCAGTAGGATTGACACTACCATAATCGACGCCTAATCCTATTTCACGCACTTGTAATCCATTTAATGAATCAATTTTATTTACGTGACTAAATACTTTACCCTCAGCAACAACCCATTTATTAAATATCTTTTGTTCTCTTAAACTACCAGGAGGAAACATATTAACTACTTCTTTTATTTTATCTTCAGTATCTAATTTAGGATTATCATAAGGGAAAAATACATAATGCTTAGCGTTAGGATTCTTGTCTAAATAATCAATTTTATAAGGGTGATTCTCACTACCCTCAACATTAAAACTATGTATAGTCTTTCTATAAGGGTGTCCTGCAAATGAAACTTGACGTCCAGGAAATTCATTAAATGATTCCTGTAATTGTTTTTGAGTGTAAATTCTTGCTGATTCATCAATCCACTCAAATATTAAAGGTTTTCCTAATATCTTGTTAAATGCAAGAACATTATTAAATCCAAAAAAGTAAATTTTTAGATTAAATATTTTCAAATATTTCTCATCACCTGAGCCGTATTTTAAAACATAATCACCTTTTCCATTTCTACCTTTTTTCTTATAACCCATTCCTATTAAAAACATTTCCAAAACGTCCACAATATTACCTTTAATAGTATCAACGCTCCACCCAACAACAGCACCATTATATTGCGTTTTAGAATCATATTTATATAATGCTTGAGCATATAATATCAATGAATAAGCAATAATATAAGTTTTTCCTGATTGAGTGGAGCCTAATACAAATATCTTAGGAACGTCTTGAGCAACAATTGATTCTTTTAATGATTGTTGCTTACTTGATATTTTCAGGCTTAATTGATTCTTCAATTAATTCACCTTTTTTGCTTGTTTTAGCAACGCATTGCTCACATACTTTTTGTTCTACTGGCTTACTTTTTTCTTTATTGCATTGAGGACATTCTTTTATGTCTTTTTCACTAACTATTAAACCATTAGAATCTTTTACTAGGTATCTATCTTCACCTATTTTTATAAATTCCATAATTACACCTCTATTCTATGCTTGATAAAGAAAATTGTTTTCCATTATCACACCATACAGCAACGTCTTTTCCAACAATTTGAAATGTTCTACCATTAAAACAACCATATTCACCTATTTTTGTTTTATTGATAGTAGGAACAAATCCTCTAGGAGCTGTTACGTCACCTTTAGCTAATAATGAAACTTCTTTGTTATTCATATCAATAACTTCGATTTCTTCTTCAGGAGCCTCATCAAGTTTAATTTCTTGATTTTCTTCCTCAAGATTTTCTTCTTTTAGGTCTTTAGTTTCTTCTTCAGGAACTTCATCACCTATTTCTTCTTCAG